ATTGAGCAGGATGAAATTCCTGTTATTACACAGAATGAAAAATTTAACAAACCTAATAAATTTAATATATCTAACAAATCTGAAAAACAAAGCAGAACAAGCAAAACAGATAGATCTGCTAAATTCGCAGCCGAAGATTATCAGAATTTTATTAATAGCTCTAAAACACGCGGAGACAAACGTTATGAAGATGAAGACTACTCCGAAAGCGATGAAAATTCGGATACAGACGAATCTGGTAGTGATTGTTCAGACTATTCCAAAAGCGAGTCAAGTTCGGCCGATAGCAAAAAACCAAATAAAAAAAATAAAATAGAAGAAAAACAGACTCTATTGCTAAAATTGTACGCATTAGAGAAAAAGGGTGTAGAATTAACTAAAAAATTTTCGATGAATTCGACTTTGTCTGAACTACGCTTTGAGTACGAACTACATAAAAATGAAATCGAAATCGAGATGAGTGTTAAATTTCAACAAAAACTTTTAGTTGCAGCTATAACTGGATTGGAATTTGTAAATAAAAAATTTGATCCCATCGGGGCAAAATTAGAAGGGTGGTCAGAATCTATAATGGATAATTTAGATGATTACGACTCTGTTTTTACTAAATTACACGAAAAATATAAACACCGCGCAGATTTACCCCCAGAGATACAATTACTAGTAACGCTTGCTGGAAGTGCTTTTATGTTCCACATGACTAAAAGTTTATTCAGTTCTATGATGCCCGCAAATGAAAATCCAAAAACATCTGAAATAATTAAAAATATGGCTTATCAGAATTTAAATTCAAAGTCTGAAGATATGTCGGGTCCGTCTACTAATTATTCAAGTATTCTAAAAGATTCAGACTCGGAGTCTAGCGGATCTATAGAAACTTCTAAAGAAGTAACTATTAATCAAAAAGGAAAACGAGCAATTAATCTTTAAAAAATTTTTTTATAATAATATTATAATATTATAATATTATAATATTAAATGGTGTTATTTTATTCCGACATAAAAACTTTTTCAGATAATAATGAATCTGATGTAATCGAAAATACGAGTTTTTTACCGTCAAGTAATGTTTATGAAAGAGTTAGAAGTGAAATACCATCTAATCCTATGTACAACTATAGTAAAATTAGTAATCGTCTAGACAAATTGGAAAAATTAATGACTAAAATTTACACGTCTAATATAGATAACAAGGAATTGCGAACTTCTGCTTCGTATTTTCTTTCTGAATTTAATCTAGATGATGGTGAAAATAATTTAGAATATAATACCACAAATAAACTACTTTTTAAAATTAAAACATATCTATTTTATATTTTGATTGCCCTTGCGTTTATCTTGTATAAACTTTATAAGTTCAATTTAGTAATATAACCATTGATACAATATTACTTAATGTATAGTCTTTATTTTTATAAGAAAATTTTCTAAATTCTTCTATTGTAAGATCTCCGCCGTATTCTTTTAATTTTAAAAAGCAAGGCGCTGGAGAAAATTTAAAACTTGGACCAAAGAGTTCTCTATAAAATTTACATAATAAATAGGTTTTACTTTCTAATAATTTATCGGCAAGGCAATAAGATTTTGCGCAATTTGGTGAACAAAAATTACCAAAAAGTTTATACCTATCTAAACTCTCAGAATATTTTAATGGAATATAAAATGGTTTATTTTCAAATGAATGGTGACAGTAATAACATCTTAAATTAATGTCACGAGTTACTTCTCCTTCACCCTTATGTTTTATAGTTTTTTTAGTATCCAGTTTGTTCATAGTTTGATCTTCTTCGTCTGATATATATATATCGCAACTAGTTTTTTTTTCACTAGGTAAAAAAGAGATTGTACAATTTTGCGGTTCTTTCGCTTTTATTTTAATAGTCAAATTTCCAAAATTCAGATTGTCGAAGCCGGAAACTGTTACTGGATCCTTTTCAATATTCTCACACACGCGTTTTTCTACGAAATTTAAAGGATCACATGTATTAGTAGTGTAGTTTTTAAAGTTAGTGTTGTCCCATTTTTTTTTTCTACCCCGTTTTGATTTAATTGGGATATTTTCTATTTCTTCCATTATCAAATTAATAAATTAATTTAAAGAAGCTTTATATTATTAACTAACAATGTGGCTTCTTTATTCTATTTCTGGTTTATTTGCTTCTAGTATTTTAATCGATAAGCTATATACGCTGTATAATAAATTTTATCCTAGAAAATATAAAACTTTTGAAGACATTCCATCAAAAGACGATTATATTATTATATGTTATAGGATTAAACTCGAAGATAATTCTGAAATTACAAAGACGGAACTCGGTATAGAAGATATAGAGGAAATTGAAGAAAATTGTAAAATTGATTATATTATAATTGAATATATGTTTAATGGTCAGTTTATGAAATATCTTACACGCAAACAGGATATCAGGTTTCCTATTTACCCATTCAAAATTGAACCAGCGAGATTTCTCTATTATCCAGAAACGGTATTTTTGAATGATATAGATATTACAAATTATGTTACACCTTATCTAGGTCCATTGTGTAATTTCTATATAGATAGAGAGGAACCGATTGATCTGAAAGATATCCTTATTGGCCATCCAAATTTCGAAAATTTTAATTTTGATGACGGTGTTTTAATTATGATTTCAAATGATACACCACTTAACGGTAAAAAATGTATAGTTAAAAAATTGCCCACTAAGTTAATCTGGAAAAGACACGCAGCGGTCGATCCAAAAGATGATCATAAACTAAATTAAAATGTAATTAAAATCATATAAAAAAATAATCTAAATCTAAACAAATGACAGATAAATATTTGTTTAGATTTACAACCGTTCAAACAAATGCTATAAAAATCTTATTCGAAGCTCTTAAAAATATATTATGCGATGTAAATTTTACAGCTAATTCTTCTGGTATCAAATTGACAACAATAGATTCTACAAATTGTGCTATAGTAAATTTAGTTTTGTACGCAGAAAAATTTGAAGAATACATATGTGAAAACGAATTAAACATTGGACTAAATCTTGTATCTATTTTTAAGATCCTAAAAGGAAGCAAACACGCCGATACAATTTCATTTTATATAAATAAATGTGAACCTACCGTTTTAAATATTAAAACAGTGAATAGCAACAAAAAAACGAGTATTGAAAGTAAAGTAAAGATATTGGACATGGATGAAAAAATATATAGTATTCCTGATATATCGTTTAATTCTTATATCACTATGCCATCATCCGATTTTCAAAATTATGTATTAGAGTTATCTAATGTATCTGATATAATAGATTTTAAGTCTAATTCAAAAGAGCTTATACTTTCAGCAAAGGGTGATTTTGCCGAACAACAGATAAAAATTAACGAATCTAATGATTCACTTGAAGAAGGTGAAAACTACGAATGTGGAACTTTTAATGTTAAATATATTTTATTATTTTGTAAATCAACTAATTTATGTTCAACAATTGAAATATATTTAAAATCTGAATATCCTCTAACAATATTATACAATATTGCTAATTTGGGAAAAATTAAATATTGTTTAGCTCCCCGAAAAAAATAATAACGTTTAATTATTTTATAAAAAAAAATGTTTTATTATCTTAAATCATAAAATGAACAGGAATGCAATGTTGGGTCTAGCATTGGTATTATTAGTTATTGGAATACTTGTATATGTATTTGTGTTTTATGAAAAAAGAGATTACCCGAATAATACTGCAAGAGAAAATATAGATTTTGTAAGTGGTAGTTTCGATAATAACATGAGCATTACACAAAAAATTCAAGATTTTGACATTTTTAAATATAGCGGATTCGATCTTAAAAGCCCATTATCCACGTACACTAACTCTAAGTCATCCTCTAACCCATATAACAAAACAGCCGCTACAAATATAGACCCAAATTTATCTTTAAATTCTACAATTTCTCCAGGTGATTCAAATTTGTCGGACAATTTAATTTCACCAAGTGATTCAAATTTGCTAGACGATACACCAGTAGATTTTGTAGACGCTGTATTACCTATGAATAACATGGATAGTCAAGACCTAACACCTTCCTTATCCGGATTAAATGCTAATACTGAAGCAACCATAAGAGAAAGTATGGTTAAAAGTGAACTTAGAAGAATTAGAAGGTAAATATTTAATTAATCTATAATAGAATAAATATTTGTATTTGGTTGTTCATCGTTAATCGTATCGTTAACGTGTTTAATTTTAAAATTTCTAGATTTATAAAATGATTGTCTTTTTTTATTCCAGTTATTAAATATACTAATACAATCATTTAAGTCTATAACAACTGCTTCGTTTATATTTTTTTTTCTTAATATGCGTCCTATAGATTGCTCTACATTACATTTAGGTGATGCTAAAATAAGGGTATCAAGATCTGGATTGTCGTAACCCTCTGAAGCCATTTGATATGTCGCGACTATTATTCTACATTCGTTAGATTTTTTAAGTTCTTCCATTTTCATACCTCCATAATAAATACCAACTGAAAAATTGGCTAACGCGGCTTTTATATAGTCACAGTGGGCCTTCCTGTCAGTGAGAACAAGAATTTTACGATCGCATTTGTACATATCCTTTATTATTTTAATTATAATATCGGTTCGTTTTTTATTTTCCGTTATAGTGGTTAAACTTGCTGGAGAATTTATTTTTCCATTTACATTAAATTTTATAGTATTTTCTTCGTAGTCACAAAAATTATAAATGTGTATTTCAGGTTCTATTATTAACAGTTTAATATCAACCGCTATTCTTCCAAGAAACCACTCTAAAACATACTCTAATTTATCCGCGCGTTTAATAGTTGCCGTCAGGCCTAAATTATACTTGGTTCTTATTTTGAAAAATACATTTGAAAATACCTTTGAACAGTAATGATGAGTTTCGTCGTATATCGTAAATCCAAAATCTTTGAATACATCGGTGTAATCTTTCATCGATATACTTTGGATCATTCCTATACAAATATTTGGTTCTGTATTTATTTTAGTACCTTGAATTATTCCTGGTACTATGCCTGTAAATTTTATTATCTGTTCCCGCCATTGTTCTAAGAGAGATTCTTTATTTACTATAATTAAAGTTTTGACACCGAGTAAATGTGATATGTATAAACTCGCAAACGTTTTCCCCCATCCTGTATACAAACAGGCCATACACGAATCGTTTTTAAGAAGTTCTTTATGTATATCGTTTATAGCGGTTCCCTGATATTCTCTTGGATTAGCATTGATATCTATTTTAGCTAAGTTATGATTATTTTCCGATCCATTGTTATTTTCCGATTCATTATTATTTTGGTGTTTAAAATTAAAATATTTTGGAATATAAATATAATTTTCACAAATTTTATACATACAGTAATTAATAACAGTTGGTGATCCTGGTAGATAAGGTTGAACAGTTAACTTTTTTTTAAGTTCGGGTGTGGTATTATCTATAAGAACGCGTTTCATTATAATGTATAATGTATAATGAAATGTATTTTTATATTATTTGCGTTCTATTATTTTGCGATTAATTTTCAAAATAATATAGTTATTTAATAATAGATTATAATGGCGCCAGATCCCGATTTAACTAGAAAAGTTTTTAATCTTATGCATAAAAAAGGTATTACACTAAAACAAGCTTGGGCAAAAGTTAAAAGACCGAAGAAAAAAAAGGATGTGAAAGATAAAAAACCCAAAAAGGCAAAACCTAAAAAAACGAAGCCAAAAAAGAAATGTTAAAATTTAGAAATTGTGTAAAAATTAAAAAAGTGTAAAAATTAAAAAAGTGTAAATGTAAAATTACTTAAAGAAAAAATGTATATTTAATCAGGGTATTTAAATACTTATATGGAGGCGTAGCTCAGTTGGTTAGAGCGTAGGTCTTATGAGCCTATGGTCGTCGGTTCGAGTCCGACCGTCTCCATATAATTATTACTCATTACAATTACATTACAAACTTATTATTTATTACAAATTTATTGCTAAAAAATAATTTACTTAAAAAATAAATTTAATAATATATCGAAGACGATGGAGTGCGATATATGCTGCGAAACTTTCAACAATTCAACTTTTCTTAAAGTACCCTGCAAAGGTTGTACTGGCGACAAGTTTGCTTGTAGAACGTGTTGTAAAACTTACATTCTTAACTCTTTCGACGACCCACAATGCATTTTCTGTAAAACTACTTGGGATAGGGAATTTATGAATACAAATTTAACTAAAAAATTCGTTCAAAATGAGCTCAAAATACATACTGAAAATATTTTCTTGGAAAGACAGATGTCGCTGCTTCCCGCTACGCAAAAAAGAGCTTCTCAAATTAAAAAAGGCAGGGATTTAAACGATAAGCGTAACGAAATTTTTGATGAAATTAAAAAATTAAAAGAACAGGTTAGGTCCCTGACTGATATAGCAAATTCATATACATTAGAAATTGAAAGACTTTACAACGGTACTTCTACATCTGATACATCCACCAAAGAAAACTTTACATTTAAATGCCCAGGAGATTCCTGTAAAGGATTTTTGAATTCAAAATATTTTTGCGATTTATGCGATGTTCAGTATTGTAAAAGTTGTATGTGTGTAAAAAATGAAGACCACGAATGTGATGAAAGTACTAAAGAAACTGTTAGCATTATTAAAAAATCTTCGAAACCATGTCCCGGATGTGGAGAAATGATTTCAAAAATCGACGGATGCGATCAAATGTGGTGTATCAAATGCCACGTCCAATTTTCATGGAAAACTGGCTTTCAAATTACAGGATATAATCACAACCCCGAGTACTTTAGGTGGTTAAGAGAGACGCAGCAAGAGATACTTCCAAACCCGAATGCAATTGTGCAACGGGATTGCGGTGTTCATAACTTAAACGAGGTTGAACTTCTGAATTCTCTGAGAAGAATTTTTTTCAATAAAGACCGGATAGTAGATTATTTTATGTGTGTATACCGATTTTATCGCCACACTCAACTTGTTCGTGGCCCTTTTGAGAATGACGAAGAAATAGCTGAGCGCGAACTATTAGGAAATCGAGTAGGATATCTACTTGGAGATATATCTAAAGAAAGATGGAAGATTCTGACTCAACGCTTAGATAAGAAGAACAAGCTTAGAAAGAACAATAATAACATTTGGAATTTAATTGAAACCGTATTACTTAGCTTTTTGGAAAAACTCAAAATTTTACTAGAAACTTCAAATAATTTAACTGATTATAAAAATCTAACCATTGATATAAATAATTTTAGAGAATACGCAAACGAAAGTTTTATAAAGGTGTCAAACATTTTTAATTCCACTACATGTCCCGGAATAGACAAGGACTGGTATCAGATTTCAAATTATAAAGAATATCTCAAAAAAAAAGTAAATGTAAATGTAGAGGTAGAGCTATAATAAATTGGGTAACATTATCTATTCACACATTCATACACATAATAGCCATAGCAGAATAATTATGAAGATCCATGAGCGTATCTTTCAATGTTTCATCCGTGACATTAATTTCAATACCTTTCGTGGTAATATTAGTAAATCTAGAAAGTTTATCATTTATTCTAACTAAAACGCCTACTACACCATGTGTAGCAAAAGCATCTCCATAATCGGCATTCTTTTTCTCAAAAATTTTTAGACATTCTTCTTGTATACATTTCAATTGATCAACTCGGTTCATAATACTAAATTTAGTATAATTAGCTTTATAACAATTTATAAATGTAATTGTAAATGTAATTGTAAATGTAATTATTGTTAAAAAATTTAAAGATTAAGACACCAATTATAATATACCAGTGTAAATAACGATGAATTGTACGTGCGGTATTCCAGCTTTTTATTACGAAACTATCAAATCAGATAACTTAAAATATTCTGTATATAAATGTGGAACTTTGTCTTCAGAATCAAAAAGGGGTAAATGTGTTTTAAATGTAGAAACGTTAATAAGTGAAATTAAAATTCCATATCGTGAATTAATTTGTCAGGGAATCGAAATAGGTAAAATCGTTGACACAAAAAAAGAAGTTTACAAAAACTTAGAAAATTATATATATTTATTAGAAATATCTAAAAATAATTATGGAATGAGTAAAGACAATTACATTTCTAATATTAATTTTATTCTTAAAAAATTAAATCTTCCACTTTTTTTTGAAAAAAATGAAAAACTGATGTCTCTTAAATTTAGAATATACGATATTCCTGCTATAAAAATTCCTAAAAAAACGATATACCCGATTTCTATAATAGAAATTCCTGAAAATTTGAAAATAAAAAATAAAAAACTGATTCGTAAAACTAAAATAATAACTAATAAAAATTCCAATAAAATTATCGTTTCAAGATTAGTTCTAGAATCTAAAGATATTATAGATAGTATTAAAAAATTAGAAATCAGGTCGGACGCAGATTCTGGATCTGATTCCGGAAATGAAGACGATAATTCCTTTGATATCGACGTTTCGGATTCAGAAATTGAGGACAATTTTTGCGAAGATGGCGGTGAAATGAGTGATTAAATATCTTTTATAATTTTTAATAATGATTGAATCCTTTTTAAACGACGAAAATAAAAATAAAATTAGAAACGTTGTTAACGACTTTATTTGGCCGATTAAAGTATATTCTATTATTATTGTATTTATTCTTATGTTGAATACATTTTATATTTATAAAGTATACTGTTCTAATATTTATTTAAAAACGATTTAAAAAAATAATGTAATTTAATTTAAAGTTAATAAAATGTTGAATGTTAGTGATAACGAAATTCTTCTTTTTAAACACGAGGTAGAAGAATTTAATAAAATAGAGACAGAAATTAAAAATTTGAAATTAAAAATTAAACCTCTTCAAGATAAAATTAAAGAATTAATGAACATTAAAAAAGAAAAACAAAGTGACGTTTTGGCTTTTATGGAAAAGAATGAATTAGATATATGTAACACGAATACAGGTACTATAGAACTAAAACAAGGAACTACTGTAAAAGCCATTAAAAAGGCTGACGTTTACGATAGGATTCTCAAATTTTTTTCCTATGATTTTTCTAAAACTGATGGTATGAACAATGAAGAAAAGGCAAAATTTCTACATAATTACATATATGTAGAAGACCGAGAAAAAACGGAATCTAAGTCTTTGAAGTGTAAGTAAATGAAAATTGTAAATGTATTGTAATTAATACTCAAATGGTTCTTTAGTTAAGATTTTACCGTATATACTAAGATCTACATCTGAATCTAAATCCGAGTCGGATTGTGAATTTTTATTATTTTTTTGAGTTTCTTGTAGCTTCCTCGTCAATTTTTTAAAATATTCGTCGATAGATAAATTTTTAATTATATTATCACCCCCGATTTTAATTAATGCTATGTCTCCATTAAATCTATCCTCCGTAAAATAAAAAATAGTCCTATTTAGTTCCTTATTTAAATCGCTATCATGTAAAATAATATAGTTTTCGTATTTTACATAATTGCTAAATTTTAATTCAGGATCCAAATTAAATTCATTATAATCTGTAAAATTTTTACACTTCGTAGATTTTTTTTCAATTTCTCCATTAATTTTAAATAAAAGAAAATTTTTCATTTACCTGTACGGTATACTATAATATAGTAATATTTATAATATTAATTTTTAACGAGTTAAAAATTTTAAATTTATATAAAAGCAGTAGTTATATATAAGTATAAGCGATATGGCAGATCAGGGCGATAACCGCCAATGGTCTAATAAAATCAAAGAAAAGGTTAAAAATGCCGATTTAAATGAAATTATGTCATTTTACGAAGATTTAATTATCAAATGGACAATAGATCCAAAAGATATTGTAAGCGGAGCCTGTAAAAATTTTAACATCACAGATATAAATGCAATTGATACAAGTATACTACGCGATGAATTAGATCACGCAATGCTTGAAACTACTATTATTTATGGAAAATTTAAAAGCACAGTCCCTGAGTATGAAAAATACATGTCTAACTGGGACAAAATTTATGAAGTAATTTCTTATAGTGAAAAACTTATAAGGGTTATTTATCTTCTATCTAAAACAAATACAGAATCACACAATTCTCTTTCAAATGAAGATCCAGACATGCTGTCTAAATTTAGTAGATTTACAGATGAATCTAAAAAAACTCCGTATCAGATGTTTCTTTTATATTTTTTCGAAAAAATTCAAGAAGAAGGTTTTACTAGATATGGATCTAATCTTTATAAACCTATTATCAAAAACGGAAATAATACACACGCTTGGAAAAAACACTGTTCTATAAAAGAATATATTTATAAACAGAGTGATCATAAGGTAAATTTTAATCAATGGAAAAATGCTACGGCTAATGGAATTAGTAATATAAACAACGCGGAGAGATACTTTATGGAATATGTAGGACCTGAATTACCTGAACTTTTCAAAGATAGACATCTTTTTGCATTCAAAAATGGAAATTATATTACTAAATGCAATATTTCACCTCCGGGAGAAATTCCTGTGTACAAAGATATTTTTGTACCATACGGAGTGCCACATCCATATATTACAAGCTATGTAGTAGCTTGTAAGTATCACGATTCTGTATTCAATAATTTCGATGAATATGAAGATGATTGGTTTAAAATTATAGATAGCTGTCCAACTTTTAAAGAAGTATTGAATTATCAGGAATTTCCCGTAGAAATACAAAAATGGTTGTGTATTTTTATGGGAAGAATGTGTTTTGATATTGGCGAATTAGATAATTGGCAGGTACTATTATATCTACTCGGTCAGGCAGGGGCCGGTAAAAGCACGATCTTAATGAAAATTTTACAAAAGTTTTACGAAGAGGAAGATGTTGGTATCATTTCAAACAATATTGACGCTAAATATGGAATTAAACCTCATGTTAATAAATTCATGGTTATAGCGCCAGAAATTGCTGAAAATTTCAAGATGGAGCAGACAGATTGGCAATTGCTAGTTGAAGGTGGTAGAAATACGTATTCTGAGAAATATAAAAACGATGAAACTATAGATTGGAAAGTTCCGATGACTATGGGTGGAAACAAGATCATGCGTTATAAAAATAACTCAGAGAGTGTGTCGCGAAGAACTGCTGTAATTAGTTTTTGGAAAAAGGTTAAAAATACAGACACTGAAATTGAAAAAAAACTAACAAGAGAAATTCCTTTTATTTTAAAATTGTGTATCAGAGGATATTACGACGCATTATCGACTTATGGTAAAAAAGGAATTTGGAATATTTTACCAGCATATTTTCATGAAAATAAAGAAGATATGGAACAAACTACAAATTCTCTGCAACATTTCTTAAAATCTGGAAATGTTGTTTTTGATAAAAATTTATATATTCCAATGAAAGTATTTTCTCAGGCATTTAATGAACATTGCCGAGAAAATAATTTGCCGAGAGAACAATTCACAAAAGATTATTATATGTCTACATTTACTAATAACGACATAAAAGTCGTTTCACAGGGTACTAGAGAATACCCACAAAAATCTGGTACAATTCTCAAGAGAACCACTTTTATAGTCGGTATCGATATATCTAGCGACGAAAATTTATTAGATGATCCAGAATAATATTCGTTTTAAATACACGTTTTTAAATGTTTTAAATAATTAAAATGGATTTTGAATTAGGTAATCAGTATTTAATATATATTGCGATTTTGCTCTGTTTAAATATTATTTTATTTTACCTATTTTATAAACTATATTCAAAAACTAATGATAATTCGGATAAATTAGAAAAATTAGATAAACTTTTAGCCGAAATCTTTATAAATAAAGAGAAGCAATCCACAAAGACTAAGCGGGCAAAAATCGCAGCTGAAGAAAAAAAAGAAGTACCTGATACAGTTACTGAAAATGATATCGATATAGTAAATGATAATGTAAATGAAAATGTTGATGATTAAGATATTAAAAATGAATCGTTATCATTTATAATTTTTAAAAAATTCTTGTATATATTACAATATTCGAGAATATCATTTCCCCCTGTAATCATTACGCTTCCAGATCTGAATATTAAACAGGTGGTAGCCCCAATTCCGTTCGAATTATAAATCTTTAAATTTATAGCAGGGTATTTATTTGGATTAAAAGAATATCTCTTTATATAAGATAAACTCTTTTCATCAAAAAATTTACACAAACTCGACTGTTTTATATTTTTATCTATTCTAAAATCGGAATTAATCATACATATTTTAACGTTAGAAATATATGCTTCGCCTTCAAATGCTTGTAGGGTGGATAACCGTTTATATATTTTTCTAAAGCCATAAGCCATCGAACATACGTTTAAAACACCTGCCATCTGCATTTTACCATTTGCGAATATTTTTACAGATATTTTGGTCTTACTCTGATATTTCACACCTACATAACAATGTATACAGTTGTAAAATTTTTTTTTAGTTAAATTACAACCGTAAAAATCTGTATATTTTTTAACGTCTATTCTACTGTTGAAATTACATACAGCTGTAATTGTAGATATCGACCAAGGTTTTACTAATGAGAATTTCGGAGATTCAGAGGTTTCCGCGAAACTACGACACGTTTTATCGAATATTGAGAAACTTTCGTTACAAATACATTCTGTAAATTTACATTTAGGATCACAAATTTTACAATTTGCCATTATTCACACTCTTTATATCCCGGTGTCCTTTATATTGAAATTTTTAGCAATAATTTTTTTCTACAAAATTTATATATTCTAATAATGTATTGTTTTTAATAGATTCTTTACACGAGTTTAAAACTATTATAAATTCTTCTTTAGGATATCTTTTAATAAGATAATTTATATAATATATAAATCTTGGTAATACATTTTCATAAATTAAACTCAAACTTGAAGTATCTATATATTCGAGCTCTTTAATTATATCATAAAGACAGTACGCTATGATATTAAATTCAGCATTTTTAATCATACCTCTGGATATAAGGGTTTTATTTGTACATTTTCCATAGTAATAATTGATCAATGAATTTATTTCAACTATTTTTTTATCTGATATTACTTTTCTAGTACACGGATCTCTGAAATCCCCTGTCTTTTCAAAATATGAAACTATAGTTTTAAAATCGTAGTAAAAAAAATTATTATTAATTTTAAATGAAACGAATGGGTATATTAAAATTTCGCTACATATAGGACATTCTAAATTCAAAATAAGTTTATTTCTAAATTTTCTTTGTATTATTTTAATCGCGTTATAATTGTTTAACAAACTCAATAAATTTTTTTTATTGATTGTTGATATATATCTAATATTATATATTTTAGCTATTCTACGAAGTATTTTTAAAGTGAATATTTTAGAAAATTTTATTAGAAACATATAACTTTAATTTTATATAAATCAAAGTTATTAATTACTAAAATTAAACCGTTTAAAAAAAAAATATATTAATAAATTATTGAAATAAATGACATCGTTCAAAATTTCAAAAAAACCGATTCATACCGATTCTAGAACTTCTATTTTAGAAAAGCATGAAAAAAAAATAGTTGAAATTGAATCTAAAAAGGAAAAAATAAAAACCTACAAAGAAGAAATTGATGCCCTAAAACTATGTGTTACACCTTTAAATTTAGAAAAAATAAAACTTTTGGATGAAAAGATTAAAAAAATAGAGTCAAACGACGAACTAGCTGAATATTTATTTAAAGCACTAGATTTTATTAAAGATTTAGATAGTTCTGAACAGCAATTAACAGAAAATGAATGTTCAGGAGATATTTCTAAATATATACAATTAAACTCTAAAAACAATAAAGAATTATTATACAAAAATTATATACTCAAGTGTTTTCCAGAAGAAAGTTCTGGATATGTTAATGGGACGTATTATAATTATAGATGTATAGAATGCGGAGATAAATTAATAAATGATCAATCTGTCGGGGTAAATGTTTGTTATACATGTGGGTCTATAGAGAATTTTAACATATCGGATAGTCGAGAATGGAATCATTCTGAAACACATGAGTATAATAAACCGTATTGTTACAAACGAACTAATCATTTTAAAGAATGGATATCTCAAACTCAAGGACGCGAAGGTGTAAGTATTCCAGAAGAAATAATAAATAGTGTTATTTTAGAAATTAAAAAAGAAAGAATTACAGACAAAAATAAAATAACATACGATAAAGTCAAGGAATTTTTAAAAAAACTAAAGTTCAATAAATATTACGAACATATTCCAAATATAATTACACGAATAACTGGAGAAAAAAGAATTATTATAAATCAAGACTTAGAAACTAAACTTTTGAAAATGTTTAACGAAATTCAAGACCCGTTTAAGAAGCACTGCCCAGCGACTAGAAAAAATTTTTTGAGTTATTCGTATACACTTTATAAATTTTTTCAACTTTTAGAAAAGAACGAATATCTCAAATATTTTCCTCTTTTGAAGAGTCGCGACAAGATGTACGACCAAGATGAAATATGGAAAAATATATGTAAAGAATTAAATTGGAAATTTATTAGTTCTATATAATTAAATAAGTCATTTGTGATACAAAAATTACAAAAAATATAAAACCAGATACAGACAAAATTGATAAAAGGAGATAATATAAATATTTAGTAATTTCAGATATCATTTGAGATAACTAAATATTTATTTTACACATTTATTTACATTTACATTTACACATTTATTTACATTTACATTTACACATTTATTTACATTTACACATTTATTTACATTTACACATTTATTTACATTTACACATTTATTTACATTTACATTTATTTAATACATGGCTAATGTAGCAGCGCCGCCTTTATAAAGAACCGTAGTTTCACCTACACAAGTTACGGTAATACCAAAAGTAGTAAGCGATTGGGTTCTCCCAGTTGGCAATGTAGGCCTTGCACTAAATTTAAGTATTAATCTAATGCTATCAAATCTATTTAATGGTACAGAAGAACCAGAGAATGCAGTAGAGGCTAACGGAAAAACCAAGGGAGCTCTTTCGAAACGGCCCAAATTTTCCATGTATTTACCTCTCTGAACATGAGGATTTACTAGAGTTCTTCCCGAATAAAGATGTAGACTTTCTGCCATATCATTCCTTAGCAAAAGCGCAGGAATACTTCCGGAAAACGACGAAGAATTTAATTTAAGTTCTGCTGAGATAATATTCGCACCTACAAAATCTCCGCTAATTATTAGATGCGATGCATATAGTGAAAACGAGTCTAGGTCTATAGTTTTTTCATCACTTGTCGGTAATTCTGCCTTTATAGACTGGCTCATTTTAATTCTATATGGTAGACCATTAGGTACGGATCTAATTTGGTCTCTTTCTTCTTTACATAGCATAATCTGCTTTCCAAATAATCTTGCGCGTCCAATCGTTAATGCCGCTACATGTACTAGCGCAGCGACGGTGGCCTCTGCCGCATCGTTTTGGTGTCCTATAACTAGGCGTTTAAATGGGTAATAGTCGTAGGCATCGGCGTCTGCGGCAACGTTGACATCCGTAGGTATAGGCAAATCGAAAATGACACCACTAGCGTCTAGTACAGCAGTTGAAAGGGTAGTAGTATTAGTAGTGGGTATTGGATATATGTCTTTATTCTGCGCCGCTGTCACCGCCGTAACTTTGAATTTTCCAGTAGCCGAACCCGATGTAAACGTTACCTTGATTTTAACAGACTGTTGCGGAGCAGCGGCCATCATGTAGCCATTTTCAGTAATATTGTAAAATTTTCTAAGTGGAGCAGATAAATCAGCTGACATCGCAGGTAGCCACAATACACATTTTACTTCCTCGGCTGGAGAAGTACCTGTGCTGCCAGTTTTTTTGGTTTGTGTGAGTGAACTAGCATCCGCGGGGAAGACCTTGTTATCTTGGTCTCCTACAATCCATCTTTCACATGCAATTTGTTTACTTAATATGTCCGAACAACTTTCGGCTTTGGTTGTTTGAGTTATAACTTTAATATCATTCCCGGTTAGTGTGTGCCAAATTTGAGTACCTATCATAAATTCAACGCGATCAATTAATTTGTATTGAAAATTATGATCTAATTCAAAATCCATAAGGACTCGTTGTTCTGCTGATGCGGTACCAGAAGTTAAAGTAACGTTAAGAGTCAAATCTAAGAATAAATCTCCTAATACGTCTACGTCGTTATTAACTGTATAAATTCTAGAAGAACCGAACGCATTGCTCGTTCCAGAAGAACCTGAACTTACAATTTCTGTAATGCTGGATCCATGTAAAAGCTGTCTTGTAGTATCGTGCTTTGTCCAAAAAACAGACATAATATCTCCTGTATCGTTGATCTTATTAGTTACAGCAAGGCCCTGAGTTCCGGCACCGTTATAAGCAGCGTGGGCAGCGACGGCACCAGACATATTATATTATTTAATAATATAAAAGAAAATAATTTTAAATTAAATACGTATTAATTAATTTAAAATTATTTATT